ATGGTCTTGACCCCCGACACCGACTCGATGATCTGCTGGCCCTCGGTGGTGGCACTGAATGCATCCAGAGCCTTGCGCCGGGCATTGCACATCGCATCGATGGTGGTGGAACGCTTGGCCTTGGCGTCGAAGGTCGGCACGCGGAAGCCAGGCACCAACACCTCGCAGCCGGCGAGCGTGCCCTTGTACGAGGTTTCCAGTGCCGCGCTGTCGCTGGTCTTGGCCTTGGGGTCCTTCTTCTCTTCCGGATCGTCTTCCTTCTTCGTGGCGAAGGGGTTCTCGTCCTTGACCTTCTCGGGGTCGTCTTCCTCCGGGTCACCGCTGGGATCCTCGCCGCCCGAACCGCCCTCGCCACTGATGGCCTTGGTCAGTGCCGCGAGCTGGGCAATGATTTCCTTGTGACCGTTTTCCAGCGAGACGAAGCGGGCTTCGACGTTGGGGTCCACCGTTGAGCCATTGCCCTGGGTGCCGCCGGCCGGCTCCTCGTCCTTGACCCCAGTGGTTCCGCCCGGGGCCGTGCTGCCGATGCCATGGATGTGGATGTGCGTGTGGCTGTCGGCCGGATCGGCCAGGACTCCATCATCCATCGTCGATGCATCAGGCTCGCCGAGCTGCTCCATCAATGCGTCGAGAGTGGCTTGCGCGATCTTGCGCCGTTGGGGTTGGGTAGCGCTCGGCCGGCCCTTGGTGGTTTGCACTGCCATTTGAGATTTCCTTGATGTAGTAGAGTGAGAACGGTCGCCGATTGCACAGCGCGGGCCACAGCGACCCCTCTCGACCAGCGCGATGTGATTTCCAATGATGTTGGTTTGGACTCCTTGCCCTTCACCTGTTTGTTCGTAGTCAGCTTCGTAGCCGGCCGAGACCTCCCGCTTCATGGCATTGATGTCCCTGATCATTTGGGCATCGGTGATCAAAAAGTCGGCGAGGATGACATCTGCATCTTCCCCCGCGCCCGGCCGCAGGTTGAAGGCGACCCCCTTGGCCAGCTTGGCCCAGTTATCGGGATTCACGTCGTCCGGTGGGTGCTCATCGACGACCGGCTTGCCAACGAAGCTCGCCAGGCACTCGGCCCGGAAAAGCTCGTCAGCGGTGCGGGTCACATAGGCCACGCCATCCGGGCCAACATCAATGGGCACTTCACCGGGCCCGTAAACCATCACGCCGACCCGAGCAATCGGGACCGCCTCGCACAGCAAAAAGCCCTCGGGGGTTTTACTCCGACGAGGGCCGATCTGCTCTACGGTCAGGATCTGTTGCAGTTCCGGCGGATCCCTGTTGCGATCCCTGGTAAAGTGCTGGAACAGCTTTCTGAGAGCCATGGAGAACCCCTTTAGTCCAAGGTGAAAAATGGGATGAACCCGGAAACCCCATCAACGGTTACGGGAATCCACTTGGTGATTGACACTGCACCGTCCAGTGGGCCTAGGGCGGCCGTGGTCACTACTTCCGTAGCTGCAGCCGTAGCCATGGAGCCGCTCGTGGCACCGATCACAAGTGACCCAGCTTCCGAGGACCCGTGCCCCACCTTTAACTCCAGGGATCCGCCCGTGCCAGTGCCGGCGCCGCCCCGGAGCAGCACCGAAGCGCCACCAGTTGCTGCATCAACAGCAAGGCCTGCAAGGAGCTCGATCTGCCCGCCGTCTGCGTCTACCCCAGTGGAATTGCCCGCCGAGATGGTGACGTTTCCACCGGGGAACTCATCCGCTGACGTATCAGAGGCAATCAGTTGGATGCCACCCCCTGACTCCCCTGCCACATCGGGAACAGATCGAATCTCAACGCCCCCGCCGGGTGCCGTTTCAATCTGGACGTTGTTCCCCTGGTTGTTGGCAGGGATGGGGATCCCACCTGCGCCGCCCCCTGGAAAGTCCTTGAGATCCCCTGCCGGGTTCTGGATCTGCGTGGGCTCCCCGGATCCATCAAAGACGATGCCCGGGGTTCCCTGGGTTCCCGCGGGTGGGGTTGCAAAGAGCACCCCCAGAGCGCGAAGTGATGGAAAAATCGGATCTGTGTAAGGCGTGGTCACGTAGATTCCTTTCAGTCTGGAATAACTGGATCCGGGTAGCAGCGGCAATTAGGACCACAGCCGGCATGGTAAGGACCAAGGCCCTTATCCGTGATCGGCGGCTTATCCCATCGCACGTACTTGCCGTTCATTTCTTTGTGGGTGGGGCGCACGTCGCCGTCCCCGGAGGACCGCCAGATGTAGCCTTCTGAGCCAACGAATGTGGCTCGGGCCTCCGTGAGCGTCGAGGCTGCCCTGGCTACTTCCGTGCGGGCGATCAGCGTCGCCTTTGACTTGCTGACCTCTTCGGTCTTCATGATCTCCCGTGCAATAGATGCAGCACGCTCGCCAGTGCTCAGGCCTTCGATCGTCAGATCGTGCACCCGCTTGGCGGCATCGAGTGGGATGGACCGGATCAGCTCCACTTGATCCGCCATGAGCATCGTGAAGACTTGACCGGTGGGAGCGTAGGCAATCTCCATCCGCAGGGCCTTGCCCATCTCCTTACCGGTTTCCTTCCAAGCCCGCTCGTTGCGGCGGTTGACGTCAGCGATCATGTATTCCGCCACCGATTCAGCCCAGGGCGTCAGCAGATCGCTGTAGCCAGTCAGGGCCTTGATCAGGGCTCCTGGGCTTGATGGGCCGTAGCCCCGGACGATGTTCCCAATCTCCCGGGCTACGGCCCTAAGCTGGGAGTTGTAGCGGGACTCTGCGCCTTTTGCCGTCTCCCACCGGCTTCGTTTCCCCTTGCGATCCAGCGGCATTTTCGGCCCCTTCTTCTACGGCACCCAGCGTGCCAGGCATCCCCAGGCCTTCGGCACCAGGGGGCATCATTTCACTCATAGGCGGCTGCACCTCATCATCCGCGGAGGCAATCATTTCCTCCGTGATGTTGGTGAAGATCCCAGTCACCCGCGAGGATTGGCGCAGCTCCCTCAATGCCGTCTGCCGGCCGATCAGCCCAGCATCATGGGCCCCTGCGATGGCATCGCTGGTGGTCTTGGCAATGTTCGCCTTCTCCGCATCATCGGTGTCCCACAGGCTGCGGAAGCCCACAGCGAAGTTGTCCGGGAGCTGAATCCCTTCACTTGCAGCGGCGGCCTTGTAAATCATGACGGCACCGTGATGGCAAGTAGCCATCTGTTCCTGTTTGATGCTGTCGTAATACATCTGCATGTCCGTGTCCCCGGTGCTGAAGCCGGCCGGGGATTGGCCGAAGAGCCGGGCGAGTGGGATCTGCAGTGCGCCGGAAAGCTGCTGTCCAAACTGGGTCAGAGCATCGGACAAGCCGCTGAATGCTTGATGCCCCTGGATCTCGAATTCGTCTTCCCCGTCCAGTAGCGTGATGCCCTCGATCGACTGGAAGCGGCGCATCATCTCGACTTGCTGCATCACGCCGACCATTGCCTTTTCGTTGCCGGCAATGATCTCGCGCAGGCCCTTGATCTTCAGCGTGCGCAGGTAGCTCTTGTAGACGAGCTGGGCGGCCCCCGTGCTGGCGCTGTCGAAGGCCACCATCCGGTCATAGAGCCGCTCAAGCACCGAGATCCCCCACAGGTTCTCCGTCATGCGCTGGTTGTAGGGCAGCTTGATCCCTTCATGGCGGATAGCCACGCGGGAGTGGTGAATCGCTTGCCCCCGCAGGGCCGGGGCATTCGTCTGCACCCGGTAGTACTTGGGCAGGCCAAGGTGGGGGCCGAATTCCGTCACGAGGTCTTCCAGGGTCGGCTCCACCATCCATCGATCAAGTGCGATCAAGCCCTTGAACTGACCGGGCCCGATGGTGTCCAAGCGCAGCGGGGTGCGCATGTCCTGCCCATCAATCAGCAGCACGCTCAGGCAGCCGCCGTAAAGCCGGCCCCACTTGATGGTCTCGTTGATCGACTGCCACACCGCGTGCCTGGCAATGCAGTGGTCGATCTTCTCCTGTTCGTCAGGCTGAAGCTCCGTGGTGTAGTCGATGCCGGCCCGGGTCATGTCGTTGGCGACGATGTCCACGGCCACCCCACCCAGCCAGCTCCCCCGATGGATCCATTCCAGCATCACGCGGTTGCGCGTGATGGGGTTGAATCCGTAGCTGCTGGTGCTGACGGAATTGTCGGCACCCATGCCCATGCGCTGCATGAAATTGACAAAGGAGTCTTGCGTGACTCCTTTGACCGCCGCACCCTCCCCGGGGAGAAAGGCTTTCCTGCCAGGTCCTGCTTTCAGAGAGGCCCGCAACGAGGCGTCTGCCTTCTGCGCATCCCTGACGGATGCCTTGATCGAGGTTTTCATTTACTCTTCTCCGAGTGGATGTGGCGAGCCCTGGCCGCTACTCCTGATTAGGTTGCTTGCACGATGCCTGCGGCATTCATCGTGATGGTCAGCGTATTGCCATTGGTGGTGGCGGGAACGTCGGCCGGCGTGTTGTCCCCGAGGAAGTGGCCCAGCAGCGGATTCACCTTGCCGTTCAGCGTGCCCAGGTAGTAGAAGTAGCCATAGCGCCAGGCCGGGATGCTGCCACCCGATGCCGTCCAGATCACCGGATCGCTGGTGAATTTCACCACACCCGCCGTCTGGTTCAGCACCACGTTCGACAGGGCATTGCCGCCCGTGACGTAGCCGTTGCCATTGGGAAGCTCGTTGCTCAGATCCGCCAGCAGTTCGTCGGTGGCGTCGTCAGGCGCGAAGGTGCTGGTCAGCAGCACCAATCGGAAATTGGCGGCTGTAGCGGCCAGGAGGTTCGTGGCGTTGAAGAGGTTCAGCTTTGCGAGGTTCGGGAAGATGATGTTGCCAGCGGCCATGGTTTCACCCGTTGATGGTTGGGAAGGTCAGTTGAGGGGCGGCGGCACTCAGGGCCTCGCGCATGGAGGCGATCGTGGCCTCCAGCGAGGCAATGCGTGCTTCCAGTTCCAGAGCGCGCTGCGCGTGCATCCGGTCAGTGCTGCGCAGGTCTGCCACGGTGTTTGCAAAGTCCTCCATGGGGACCGCAGCGAAGGGCCTCTCGTACTGCGCAGTGAAGGTTTCGTTGGGCATTGTTGCCACAAGCCCCGATGGGAACTCCACCAGCCACCAGGTCGCGGGCACCTGGTGCACGTTCCCCTGACTGTCCGACAGGGACTGCTGGGTGTTGTAGGGATTGGCCTGGGCATTGACCAGGAGGGGGAGCTGTTTGAAGCGGTCCATACTTTCCTTTTACGTGATGTTGAGGATTCGGCGGCGCGGATACTCGAAGAAGAAGCGGACCTTAGGGGGCGCTTCCACCACAAGGCCGAACCGCTTTGCGTGGCGGTAGGTGGAATATGCGCGAGTCAGCACGCTGGCGGAACGCTGAAGCTGGGCCCTCCAGCTTTCCAACGAGTGGCCGCCCTTGTTGATGTTGCAGAGGTGACAAGCCGGGGTCAGGTTCTCGAAGCAGTCCCGCTCCGGATGATCCATGCCACCGGTCATTACCCACTTGGTCCTTCGCCCGACCCTGACCCAGTGCCCCTGCCGGCCCACGGGCTGCACGTGATCGGCCTGCCAGTTCTTGCCCAGGCGATCCCCGCAGTAGGAGCAGCGGCCCCCATAGCGCTGGTAGAGAGATTCGCGTTCCTGGGCCTTGCTGGCGGCCTTGCTGGGGCGCTTCTCAGTCCCCACCACGATCGGTGGATCCGCTGGCGCTGGTGGCACGGGCTGCCACAGTGCAGTTCCGGCGCCTTGCTTCCTGCTTGGCGAGGTAGTTGGCCAATTTACAGCCATGCTCCGTTCTGACCTCCGGTGCGGCCGAAGGAAGGTTGGCAAGCATCGCCTTCCACGCCATCTCTCGCTCTAATTCCTCGTGCCCCAGCAGCACGGCAGGGGAGCAGTGGGCTTGTGGCTCATCCGGCATGCTGGGCTCCTTAGGTACGAGGAGCCCCTCCAGTTCCGCCACGCTAAGTGCATCAAAGTCTTCCCACATTTCCTTGATGGCTTCCTTGGATCGCCATCGGTCCAGGTGATCGAGGGCCTTCTGTTCCGTACAAGCCAAGGCGGAAGCGCCGGACCAAATCGTTGCTTCCCGAAGTGCCTCATCCACCTCCGCCTGCGTGGGCCTGGCTTCCACTGGAGGCTTGGATGCCATGAAAAGCGAATCGCGCCACTCGTAGATCCTGCTCATGACAAAGCCCCACGAACACGAACGATCGTTGCCCGGAGCCTTTCTGCAATCGCCCGGTTAGCCTCCGCCTTTACCAAACTCTTGGCCGTGCCCTTATCCCGGTGCATGGTCTCGTAAGCCCGAAAGGCCTGGTAAGCGAACTCAAGATCCGTGATCGCATCAATCACGGCATTTTCCAATCGGGCCTCCAGGAGCATGGCCGGCATCGGATCAAGGAGCGGCTTGCCCTTGTCCTTCTGCGGCCCCTCGGGGAATTCAGCCGCTGCGATGGCATTGCGCAGCGCGTGGATCTCTTCGAGCATGGGTCGAGGGAATTGCTTCATGATTTGGGCTCCTGCTCCGGGAGCCATTCACAGATCTTGTCAACCAGTTGGGCCCTGGCCCTACGCACGCCAGCCGCTTGACCGCGCTGATAAGCAAGATCCAAGGCCTGAGCGAAGAGATAGTAAGTGTGGCCCTCCGCGTGCTCAGCCTGCAAGTGAGTAACCTCCACGGGCATCCCGCGCACAGTCATCCTAATTTTCCAGGTGTGGCTGTCTTCGCTAAACCAGGGCTCGACCCGGGCCCTGGTGGCACTTAGCCACTCCTGATTGAGCCTATTGCACAGCGCCACATGGCCCGAGGGTGGCTGATTCTCCGTTTGCATCAAGTTTCTCCAGGTTGTGAAGCCCTATCTATACCGCTACTTGCCCAGCCGCTCCCACATGCCGATGGCCCCGCTGCGCTGGATATAGCCGTCCAAGCCATAGCGAATCGCATCCCAGTGGTGGTTGTGCTTGTCGATGATGATCGGAAGCACGAGCGGCTGCCCATAGGCATCGAGCTGGAGCTTGTCCGTCTTATAGCGGTAGAGCCGGGCTTCCTCGGCCGTCTTCACGCAGCGAGGATGAATGACGATCTGGTGGAAGCCCTTCAAGTGCGTGATGCCATCCTTGACCGATCCCTCCCACTTCTCCGCGCCGCTGATCGCAAATCCCTGGCGGGCCAAGTAGCTGTTGGTTTCCGGCCGGGCGCAATCCGCCTTGATCGGCCAGTTCCTGGCCCCTGGGATCGATTCGTAAAACTCAGGCAGCTCATCTAGCTCCACGCCTACTCCATGCGCCTCGTACTCGATGAAGAGGCGCCGGCGTGGCACTTCTTCGCCAGGCCACTTGTGCTTTTCCAGGATGAAGAAGCGATTCAACGTAGCCGGATCCTGTGCGAATCCATGATCGGCACCAAACATCAGCCGATCCGCCTTCTCCCACAGATCATCCGGGAACTCGCGCACAATCGCATTCTTAGAGAAGATGACCGCATTGCTGATCTTCAGCGGCATCCCGAGCCAGATGTGCTCGTAAAGCGGATAGTCCCGTTCCCTATCCCCTTCCATCTCCATGCGCAGCACAGCCGGGAAATAGGGATTCTCGTCGTAGTTGATCTTGTGGACGACGGCCCAGGTCTCATAGCCCCCTTGCCGCAGTAGCTCGCTATCCACATGCCCGCCTGGGCCAGGATCGACGCAGCGCCGGTAGGTCGCATCATCCTCGTCGTTCAGGTTGAAGCTGACCCAAATCTCCGAGCCCGGCTTACGAATCGTGGGGATCAGGGAGCGCCACGAGGATTCACTGATTGCTGCAGCCTCTTCAGCCCAGACGATGTCAATGCCTTCTGTGGAACGGAAGCCTTGCTCGTTCCCGTGAAGTCCCTTAAAGATGAACTCGGCACCGGCGCGGCTAGTAATGCCTTCCTTCGTGACGTGGAACCAGCTATCCATGCCGAGCCTGGTAATCGTGTCCTTCAGGATCTTGTGGCTACTATCCTTGATGGATGCTTGGAATTCACGCACGCAAAGCACGCGCAGTGGGAGCGAGGCCGTAAGCCGGATAAGTGCCTCTGCGAAGGCCCAGCTCTTAGCAGATCCCCGGCCGCCCCAGTAGACCTTATAGCGGGCCCTCTTGTAGTAGAGATCCGAGAGCTTATGTGCCCTGTTCAGGACCAAGCTGCGCTCGTTGTGCTCCGGATCGAACTCAGGACGGGAATCGGATTCTGCGGCTAGTCGTGCTTGGTTCCGTTGCCTCGTCCTCCTCGCCTTCTCCATCATCGCCAGCGCCATCCTCTGCTTCGGCGGCAGCGCATTTAATGATCTCGTCAAGTTGCTCATCGGACAGCCCCGCAATGGTTTCTACCGTGGACAGCCTAGGAGCAAAGTAAGGTGCTGCGGCCTTTGCTGCATCCTTCACCTGCTCCACATCCAGTGCCTTATAGACCTCACGGAAGATCCGATTACCGTCCTGATCTACTTGCCCACTATCCTCCATGATCCTGACTGGCATCCCACGGGCCATACGAAGCAGAATCTCGTGCGGCAATTCCCCTTCCTGCTTAGCCGCTTCCCTCGCTTCACGTTGCAGCTTATTTACGGATCCCGGCTTACGTCCCTGCCCTCTTCCTGGACCGCCTCTTCCAGTAAGCACCGGCTTAGTAGATGTTTCCATTGTTACCCTATCTTTCGCGCACTAAGACCCCGTGCGCTGTAGTATGTTGTTAAGCAATTTAACTAGCTACGTAGCTAGTTCCCTTTACGTAAAGGATCCGGTGATCTTCCCCCGGCTACTGCACTGGTCGGCATGGAGAAGCCCCATTACACCACCCCAGTCTGATCCACCAGGGGAAGATCACCGGATCCCTCATTGCCTTCTCGGACGATTCCCATTTTCGAGGAACCAGATCCTCCTACTTCTGACCCAGCTTAAGTAATGCCATAGCAACCAGACGCAGAATCCGCCCCACGTAATCAACGTGATGGCAGCAATCACCAGCAACCAAATCCAGAAGCTCATGCCTTCCCCTTTGGGTAAATCTTCTCGTAAGTGTCTTCCCCGAAGGTTTCACCTACGTAAGTAGCCGGCCAAGCGCCTCTGGTTCCTTGCGGAACTGGCTGATACCAGCAACAAAATCCATCTTCACGTGCAGGCATGGTCTTCATCCACAGATGCTCCGGCACGCCCAATGACCAACTCCAATGCTTGCGCACCTCGCGCATGAAGTCGTGAATGTCGTGGTGCCCGCGGCTGATCAATGCATAGCTGTCTTCGCCGATGCTGATTGGTACGAGCGGGTATTGCTTCATAGCATCCTCCGTGGGTGGAGAAAGGGCTCCCGGGTCCGAAGCGGCCGGCCGTGTGGCAGGTGGTGCCCGGGAGAGCTAGTTAATGCTGAAGCAGCCAACCGCTTGCACCTGGTCGGCAAGCGGCCCTGTTTCTGCCCCAGGCCGATCTGATAAGGGGGAGACACCCGATCAGTCGTTCTCGGCAGCTTCAGCCACTGCCCAGGCGGATAGCCAAGCCTGGGCAGTCAGCAACGAAAAAGCCCGCGGATAGCGGGCTTTGGGGTCGGGTTGGTGTGGGGGATCGCCCCGGGTTTCCCTACATGATCGTCTCCAGTTTGATTGTCCCCTTGGCCCTGGGGTAAATGCCGGCCAATATCAAAAGTGGTCGGATATTAGCACGGATTTGTCAAATCGCGCAAATCACTCAAAATCTGCGCCGGGCTGCGTCATCGTCGGACGAGGGTCCTCCTGGTCGGCCGGGGCGTGGTCCACGGGCGGGATTGGCAACGGGAACCCCTCGCGCCAGGCCTGGGCCCGGACGCTGGCCTTGAAGACAGGCCGGGCGTCGCGAGGGCGCTGCCTAGCGTCAATACGCTGGTAAAAGATCACCGGAAGGCCAGGGCCATACCCATGGGGCGATGGGCTGATCAGCGCAGAACGTGGGAGGAGCCGGACTTCAAGCCCAAGATGCTCCGCGATTTCCTTGCAGTTCCCGTATGCCTGATTAAACGAATCCCCGTCGGTTTCCGGTAGCATCTTGACCGGGTCCTTGGCATCCGGTATGCCCTTCTGAAGCTCCAGGAGCTTCTGCGTCAGCTCGTAAGCACGCGAGTGTTCCTGCTGGCGCAGGTAGCCCGTGCGAACGAGTGTCTGCATCAGGTGATGGGCCGTGCTGCGATGCAGCCCCAGGCGCGCAGCGGTTTCGGCCAGCCGGACCGGGTGGCCGGCTCCCGCCACGATTTCCAGCACGGCCAAGCCGCGCTCTAGGGAGAGATGCGTCGAGGCCCGGCCGACGAGATCCAGCCGCGCATCAGCGGCATCGCGTTCGGCCAGACCCTGAGCCGCTTGGAGCTTCTGCCACTCCAACGCCACAATCTCCTGGATCCGAGTCCAGCTTACCGGGAAAATCTTGCCCCGCTTTTCTTCCTGAATGGCCCGGGTCACGACCCCTCGAAGCCCTTTACCTGGCCCGGGTGGAGTACCCTCCCAGTCGTGTCCGCTACAGCCATCTGGAAGCAGCGAGGCCCACCCGGCCGGCGTGATCTGCGCAACGTCGCTTATCAGCGTGCTATCCAACCCGACCGGGGACTTGGCCAGCTTAGCCCAGGCCTTGGGGCTGATTTCCGCGGCCTCTTCCCACACGGGCATTGCGGCCTGGGACAGCTTGATGCACTCCGTGGGATGCTTCGGCTGATTCACTGGGCCCGGCGCTGGGCGCTGTCCATGCTCGCTACCATCCGGGGCCACGTCGGGGATGAAGGTTTTGTTCATTTCCTGCCTTTCCGATTGATACGTAAACCAGATCAACGAGGTGGCGGGGCTTCGATGCCGTAGCGGGCAGCCAGAAAGTCCCGGCGCTTCGTCAGATAGGCCAGAGCCGCCTTTGCCATCTCCAGGTCTTTTTCCATGTCATAAATCTGGCGGTTGATTCCCGTGATTTCTCTGCGGGCGCGCTTCTCCGGCGTCGATATCACAAGCCAGCCAAACATTTTCATCATCTTGTTCTCCTAACCAATCATCCCAACTATACCAAGCTCGTTCAGAATTTGATCCACTTGGATAATGCCGGTGCGCAGGGTCTCGTACAAGAACGTCTCAATCGGCTTTTTGTGGGTGATGACCGTCTGTGGTGTCACCCCGCAGACCTCGGCCAATTCAGCAATCACCAACAGCTTCTCGGGCACGAAGAAGCGTTCCACCAGGGCCATGCGCATTTGTGGTGGGGTGCTGAGCCCCTTTCGCCCCTTGATCCTGGACAGCTCCGCGTGGTCCTTCAAGTGGGCGCAAATCTGGGTGATTGCGAGGGACCACTCTGTATTCTTCCGGTAGCCAGAGCAGCACGGGGACCGGCAGGAACAAGGGAGCTTCCAGTCCTTGTACCTGGCGATCACGCAATCTTTCTCGACAGGCTGGAGGCAGTCGAGCTGCTTGGCTATCAAAGCCGCCTGCCCGGCGCCGTCAAGGCCCCTCGGGACTTCCCCCTGGGGGCCTCTGCGCTGACCGGCAGCAACCGTGACCTTGCTGCCGTCCTCCCTCTCCACCCGGAGTAGCTGGCCGTCAGCAATCATCCTGTTCATGACCGGCCGGGGCGTGCTACTCGTGAAATTCAGAGCGAAGCGAAGCGCCCCAGCCGTGGAATCGAAAAGGGGCACTGTCATGCTCAGGCGGCGCTGCTTGGCTGGGTGGGGGCAAATCCTGAATTCCACTGAGCTCGCATCTTGGGGAAGCGATCCACGAGCACCTGGTCCAGCTCGGGCGGTTTGTAGTTCGGCCCCTTAAGCCACTTCCCTGACGCATCCTTCTGGATCAAACCGGTGGCCGGATGGGCCTTGCTGACATTGGACAGCACGACGGCCAGGTGACCCGACTGGCAAGGCAGCCCCGCGGCCAAACCGAAGCCGGAGTTCACCACCTGGATGTCCACGTGATCATCCAACAGAGCGCGGGCCTGACGAAGCGTCAGGGGCTGGCCTTGCCATCCGTTGAAGGCCGGGGTCTCCAGAATCTGCCGGACACGACGGCCGGCCAGGTCCATAGAGCGAATGGTCGTCGCAAGGGTCCGGCGCAGCAATGCGAAGTCCTGAAGCTGATCAGAAGTGAGGGACGTGCTGCGCAGGATGTCCACGAGGGTGACCCCGGCTTCGCTGGCCTCCTCCAGGATCAGGGCGTAGTACATGATCACGTCCTTGGTGATCATCGGGCTGTCCGGCAATTGCTGATCGCTCATCCGCATGAGCGAGCGTTGCAGATTCCACGGATCCACGATCCCCTCCTCGCTCTCCAGAAGGTGCTGGACAGAAAGCATGGAATCTGTTTCCGTCGGGGTCCCAGTGGGGGCAAACATCCGGCCACGGCCGGCATAGAGGGTCAGCGGGATAAAGCTGCAAGCAATCAACGCCGCAGAGCCCCCCACAACCCAGAAGGCAGCAAGTGCCGGATGCATGAAGTGGTAGGCGATCATGGCTGCCACCATCGTGATCACCCACAGCACCCAGGTTGAGAAAGTGTTCGTCTTCATCAGGTTCTCCATCATCAAGTTAAAGAGCTAGGGCATGTAAATGGCGCTGTTAGCGCCATGTTCTGAAACCTCCACGCTTTCAAGCCAACAGCGTGGCGAGTATCCATTATCCTGAAGCCAGACCTCCGCGGCATGGAAGATCAGCTCAGCGAAGGCCTCGCAGCCTGTGGCCGGCACCTCGACCACCTTGGCCAGGCCCATCTGATCCAGATCAAGCAGGTACGACTTCATCGGATCGTCCGCAGCCACCAACAGGGTGTGGTCGAAGGTGCCTTCCAGCCAGCCTTTCAGGGATTTGAGGCTGCCGAAGTCGACGACCCAGTTACGGACGTCCAGCTCCTTGGCCGCAAACACCAGCTTCACGGCCAGGGCGTAGCCATGAAGCAGCCGGCAATGAGAGTCGGCGCGGTGCTGACGGAAACAGGCGCTGAGGCCGATCTCATGTCCATAGGTCTTGGTGGAAAAATGCATGATGGCTCCAGGTTGTCTGTGGGGATTGGGGGAATTGCGCCCCCAAGCTATACCGGGATCAGGACTCGACCAGTTCCGCGAGTTCGCGGAAGGCCGCAGCTTTGAAGTCCTTGCCACGACCGAA